ATTTTGTGTAGTAAACTGAAGCCCGTTTAGACGGGCTTTGCTATTGCGAATTTTTAAGTCATCGATGGAAAGAAAAGATGCGTGATTATCGTTCTGATATAGTATGGTGTGATATTTCATCAATTATTCCCTATATCAATAATACAAAAAAACATCCAAAAGAGCAAATTGCTAAAATTGCCGGCTCTATTGCAGAGTTTGGATTTGATCAACCTATTGTTATTGATGGTGATAGAGTTATCATCAAAGGGCATGGTCGTTATCTGGCCGCGCAACAATTAAAACTTTCGCAGATTCCTGTATTAGTGCGTACTGATCTAACACCAGCGCAAGTCAAAGCATCGCGTATTGCAGATAATCGAGTGGCGCAATCGGACTGGGATGAAGAACTACTGCGATTGGAGTTTAGCGATCTCAAGAGTTTAGATATTGATTTGGGATTGACCGGATTCGATGATGCCGAGCTTTCCAAGTTTCTCGACGAGCCGCTGATCGTTGAAGAAGATGGAGAGGTTGATGTTGATAAATCTGAGTTGCTGAAGGAACAGTATGGGGTTGAAAGCGGTCAGTTATGGCAACTTGGAAATCATCGATTGTTGATTGGGGATGCGACTAATGCAGATGATGTTACTCACTTGCTTGATGGTCGTATTCCATTATTGATGGTTACTGATCCTCCGTATGGTGTTGAATACGATCCAATATGGAGAGATAATATAAATGGATTATTTGGTGATGGAAGAAGGATAATGCGAGGAAAAGTTGAGAACGATGATCGCGCAAATTGGAGGGAAGCATGGGCGTTATTTCCAGGTGATGTTGCATATATATGGCATTCTGCACTAAAGATTCCTGAAATAGTTGATTCAGTGGTTAAAAATGACTTTAATGCTAGATCGTTAATTGTTTGGTATAAGCAGCATTTTACTTTAATGCGTAGTGGTTATCATTGGAGTCATGAGTCATTATTATATGCGGTACGCAATAATAAAACCGCGCATTGGATAGGAGATCGCAAACAAACTACGGTATGGCAGATCGAATCATTAAATGCAGCAGGCCGTAAAGGATTAAAAGCTGATCAGGAAGTCAAACTTGGTCATGGTACACAGAAACCTATCGAATGTATGGCACGTCCAATTCGTAACCACGATAGCGACTATGTTTACGATCCATTTTGTGGTTCTGGAACTACGCTTATTGCGTGCGAACAGTTAAAACGATCTTGTTTGGCGATAGAGATCATGCCTAACTATGGCGCGATGATTATAGATCGTTTTGTCAAACAGACTGAAATAGAGCCGTTGTTATTATGAGCAGACTCAAGAAGCGCGATCAACAATACTCGTTTATTACGCCTCGGCAAAGTCGTCAAGATATATTTAAGGTTTACAACAAACCATTCTTAGGCGATAAGCAGTTTGAGGCGATTCAAAACAAGAGAGGTTATCGCACTATCCATGTCGATCCTGAGTTAGTGTTTAGATTGGCAACACTTGGGTTGACGCGAGAGATGGTGGGTAACTATTATGGAATCAGTAAATCAAAGTTTAGTGAGTTGTGCGATGAATACCCGATCATCGATGAAGTTTATTTAATGGGGTTGAGTCGTGGTATTGTTAAGACGGCGCAAAAACTAGAGGAGATGGTTGACGAGAAACAATTAGTTCCGGTTATTTTCAGGTTAAAGACTTCTGGATTTATTGAAGCGGATAAACTTGTTGGCAAGACTACTGATTCTGAATCAGCGCCCCGCGTGAACATATTTATCCCAGATAATAGTAGAGATAATCTTAATGAATCGTTTAACAATGAAGATTGATATGGAATTAGTAAATCGTTTGCGTAGGTTAGGATTAACTGATGAAATGATTGCTAATTATCATGGTTTAAACGAAGAGCAGTTCAAAAAGATTATAGAAGAACAATCCAATGAATTATGATTGGATACCTTCTACCTATCCACCCGCGCAACCAGGACATTATCTGGTTTGCCATGAAGGGATAGAGCATAAGCGCTATCGCTTCGTTAAATACTGGACAGGTAATGAGTGGTATCATTCTTACGAAGATAAGTATGGTCCTATTACTTATTGGATGACGCTTCCAGAGTTGCCGAATTGACTACTAAACATAGTAGATTCTGGACTGAATCTTCAACAAATAAACTTTTAGAGATGCGTTCTGCTGGTATATCTGTTGTTTCTATCGCTTCTCAGTTAGATACTACAGTTGATTCTGTAAATAGTAGAATGAGAACATTAGGATTACCTCGCAGACCGCAATTTTACTGGACGCCAGAAGCAGATCGTTGGTTATATGAGTATTATAGAAATCCACGAGGTAAGCGCACTACAATGAAGGTAATACTCAAGTCGTTAAATCCTAGTCCGACTCCTGCGGCCGCTTATCAGCGCGCTTCGCGATTGGGATTGACTATTAAATCTAAATAAAGTTGAAATTTGTTTTATAGTATAATATACTGCCTATTATATAAATAGGAGAAAATCATGTACTTTAAACTAAATGAAGTTAAAAGAGCAAGTACAATTAGCGAGATGATCGCTGAAATCGACAGATTATCATCTATAAATCCGATTGTTAGAACAACAATGGATTATGCTGAATATAACGATATATCAAAACAAGATATGTATATAATGCTAGCCTATTATGCGCTAGATGCGGAGGCAAAAGCACAAAACGCTTTGCTTAAATATCTTGCAACAAGGACCACTGCAATTCAACAAGATTTTGATGTACCTCATTTTCCCTGTTAAACCTTAACGACTATACCGAGTAAACCGATGAAATTAGTTATCGAACGCAAGAAGCTGTTGCCTGCTTTGTCCGCCGTTATGGGTGCCGTCGCCCGCAAATCCACCTTGCCGATCCTAACGTTCCTACACGTTTCCAGCGATGGCGAGGTATTAACGATCACATCTTCAAATCTCGAACTGACCTTGCGTGTGAACGTGCCTGATGTTTCCTGTTCGCCGTTTGAGATGCTGTGGCCGGGACGTAGGATGTTGGAGATCGTCAAGTCTTATCCTGAAGATGCGATGATTGGTATTGCGCAGGATGAGCATGACAAGATGGTGGTGAAGTGTGGCAGAAGCAGATTCAATCTCGCAATTCTCGATCCGCAAGATTATCCGATTATTGATAAAATGGAATTTGGTAAAAGTTTCGCCATCAGTCAAGAGGCTATGCAGTCTTGTTTGCGTTGCGTTGATTTCGCAATGGCAAAACAAGATGTGCGGTATTATCTAAATGGTTTATTATTTCATGGATTTACCGATAAAATTAACTTTGTTGCAACAGATGGTCATCGTTTGGCAAAGACGAGTTGCAAGGTTGTTGTGCTTGATGAAGAAGATGTATTTTCTGAAGCGTGGCAAGCTATCATTCCTTCAGAAGCGATTGGAGAGATCAAGAAAGCTTGTACTGAAGGAGAATGTAGTGTATCCGTTAGCGACAATATGATGCGATTCGATTTCTCTAATCGTGAGCTAATCATAAAGCTGGTTGATGGGAAGTTTCCTGACTATGAAAGGGTCATTCCAAAACAATTCAAGCGTGAAGCTACTATAGATCGCGTTTCGTTATTAGAAGCGGTAGAGCGTGTTCGGTTAGTATTGGGTGAATCCGAAGGTATGGCGATGCACTTTGCAAAAGGCTTGCTAACGCTTGGCGGTGGTATTGAAGATAATGTAGAGGATCAGATAGATGCCAATTATCAAGGAGACGATATAACTATAGGTCTTAATGCTGATTATCTTATTGATGTATTGCGCGTAATCGAATCGCAAGATGTAAAACTATTGTTTGGTGATTCTATGGATGGAGTTAAGATTATGGACTCTGATGGTAGTGATGATAATTATGTTATCATGCCAATGCGGCTTTAACGAGATTAGTAATGCCTGTTATTGATATTCGTCCACAGGAAGGCGCGCAAACCGCCTTCCTTTCTTCTAAAGCAGATTTTGCTATATATGGAGGGAGTGGAGGTTCAGGCAAATCTTATGGGTTATTATTAGAAGCTGCCCGTCATATTAATAATCCAGGCTATGGAGCTGTTATCTTTCGTCGCGAACAGAAGATGATTGTATCTGAAGGTGGATTACGTGATACTGCGATGGATATTTACCCTTATTTGGGTGGCTCTTATCGCTCACAACCCAGTCCTGCATTTATATTTCCAAGTGGAGCAAAGATTACTTTTGCACATTTAAATCAAGAGAATGAAGTGCTGGCATGGCAAGGAAGCCAGATTCCATTTATAGGATATGACGAGCTTACCCATTTTGAGGAGTTCCAATATAATTACATGATAAGTCGCATGAGAAGTACATGCGGTGTTGTACCCTATTGCCGGGCAACTACTAATCCAGACAGTGAATCATGGGTAGCCACACTATTGTCGTGGTGGATAGATCAAGATACTGGTTATCCGATCAAAGAACGTAGTGGTAAGTTGCGTTATTTTATTCGTGTAAACGGTCAAATGATGTGGGGTAATACCAAGGAAGAACTAGTTAGAAAATACGATTGTGATTATAATGATCCAAAGAGTTTGACATTTATTAGTGCAAAGATTACCGACAATCCGATCTTGATGCGCAAAGACCCTGCGTATCTTTCTAATCTAAAAGCACTTTCTAAAGTTGAACGGGCGCGATTGTTGGATGGAAACTGGAAGATTCGTCCGGCTGCCGGCATGTATTTCCCGCGTGATGATGCACGGATTCTTGATTGGATGCCTCCGCAGGGAGAGATCGTCAAGTTCGTGCGGAGTTGGGATTTGGCGGCATCCGAGGAGAGTGATGGGCGCGATCCAGACTGGACGGTGGGAATGCTGCTAGGACGCAAGCAGGACGGGCGTGTGGTCGTTGCTGACGTGGTTAGGGTCAGACGCAAGGCCGCCGAGGTGCGGGCGCTGGTGAGGACGCTAGCGGTCAAGGATGGCAAGGAGACGTGGA